GATTGCGCCCACGCCTAATGGATACCTTGCTAACAAGGTTTGTAACCTCTAATGGCAACGTGCCTGAGCCAAGGGTATTTGTGCCTAATATGCCTTCAGTTGCGCTGCCTAAAATTAAAGGATTGATTTCAAAGGCAGTATCGCTGTCAAAGTCAACAAAAACACGCAGTTGTGGTGCTGGCATTAAATCGCCCTACTTTGTAGCAGTAATCCTTTGCCTGTCTTTTGATATGTATATTGGATGTCGGTTATGACTTCAGCCAAATCCTCAGCAGATGTAACGTTGCCTTCAACAGTTACGTTTATGGTTGTTTCAGGAATCAGGCCTTGGCTAGTTGCAGCTTCAATGGATTGGTTCAAATACTCATTAGCTAGTTCTAATTCAGCTAATGCTGCTGCTAAATCTGCTGCTGCAAGGCTTTCTGTTAGCAAGGTCGTAGCCTCAACGTAAGCATTGGCGGCATCTACTGCTGCATCTGCTGCTGCCTTTTCTTCAGGCGTTGTCGCTGCTGCTACGGCCTCGGCTGCTGCCACTACGGCTGCTGCTGCATCTGCTGTTGACAATCCAGCAAACACGCCTGATGCCTCAGCAGCTTCCTTAAATGCTGTGGCTTTGTCGGTCTTAGCAGCTATAACATTGGCATTGGCACTAGCCCTGGTTGTTGCAATCCCGGTCATCAATTCATTCAAAGCCATTTGTTGCTTGGCTAGTGTGTCATATAAATCTTTAATGTTCTTTTTGGCTGCATCAAAATATCCATCCCATTCATCAAATGGGTTGCCTGCTTTAAGATTGGTTAATGATGTAGCAAGATCAGTTGTTTGCTTTTGTATCTCTTTTAGTTTATCTGCAAGTGCTGTTGCAGTTGCGCCATCCTCAGCCAAAATAGTCTTCATTAGCATCAAACGTGTGCGTTCTTCTTCAGTAATCTTGCCCTGCAAAGCAGCCTCAATTTGTATCTTTTCTATGTCAAATACAGCCTTGGCCTTGGCTATGGCAAGCGCATTTTTCTTCTCTTGGTCTGCTAACTTGTTTTGTTCTTTTTTAGTCTTTGTTATGCTCTGCTCAGCTTTAAGAATGCGATTGCGAGCGCGTAAGCCAGCACGGCCTCTTTCTTCTTCCAAGCGCGTAACTTCAGCGGTTGATTTAACTAAACTACGAACAAACTGTTGAAATGCGCCATCGCTTTCTTCAAAGTCTTTAACAATGTCTTGAAATGCTTTTGCAAAGAATCCTGTTGCTTGGCCTGCTGCATATCCCAGGGCATCGCCTAATCCAACTACATCTTCTTGCAATTGCTCAATTTCAACTTGGCTGTCTTGTAAACCTTTTACTAAACCTTCACCAAAAGCTTCTTTTGCTTGCTCAACCGATTCTGTAAGCCTAGCCATTTTGCCAGCCAAGGTGTCAGCAGCTTTTGCAGATGATCCTTGAAACTTGTCTTGCAGCTCTGCCAGCACTTCATCAAAATCACGTGCTTTTAAGTCTGCTGTTGTGTAGCCAATTCTTAATTTAGCAAGCGCGGTTGTTTCGCCAAGATAAGCACGTTGCAAGGCGCTTGTTACAGTTTTTAAGTCCTTAGATGTGCCTGCTGATATATCTAGTGCTGTGTTTAATAATTTCTGTGCAGTAGTTACATCCTCAGTTGCCTGTGATAATGAGTTGAAAGCATCAGTTAGAACGCCACCTGACACACCGCTAAGCAACGCTAGGTTGTCTATGTATTGATTGACAAATGGAGAAGCAAAGCCAAGGTTAATAGATTCTAATTGTGTTCTAAGTAGGTTGGCTTCTTTCTCAGCATCTTGGAACGCTTTGACAGAATCTTTGCCAAATTTAATAACTGCGCCAACTGAGAATATGGCAGCAAACTTTTTACCTAATGCAGCAAACGCTTTGTCGGCTTTGCCAACTGCTTTATCATCAAAAGTAGTTACTATGGGAAAACGAATAGCCATTGTTACAACCTCGCTATTTCTGCATTAGCTGAAGCAGCTACTTGATTTAAAACCTTCAAAATTGTTGCCTGCGCTTTGCCTTGGTTCTCTACCAGACTTGCTCCTAGTAAACGGCCTTGTGTCTTTGCTGTCCGACCTGTTTGCTTTAATTCGCCTATTTCTGTATTGATGTTGTCAATAAAGTTTCTGCCTGCACTTGGATTATTAGACTTAGCATCCGGGCTTCCGTATCTGTTTTGCCTTCCAGCAGTTTCAATGATTGCACCAGCCGCCGACTTATTAAGCAAAGATACTAATGATGCCCATCCTGATCTGTTGGCTTTACCTTTTGCTAAAGAATAGGTCAAGCCACGCCTAACAACATTAGGCTCAAAACTAGGAAATGCACGCTCGCGACCTGTTCGGCTTTTGCGCTCATAACCTGGATAATCAAAGTTTCTTAGATTGCCAATTGTGCCAGGAACGTTGCTACGAGCTGCTGTGGTTATTTCTTTTAAGGGCGCAGCAATTTCTTTATCGTATGCCTTTAAGGTTTGTGGGGCTAGTTTACGCAGTATCTTTCTAGCCTCTACGACCCCTGCGACCTCTACTGGCATTTTTCCTATCTTCCGCTTGTTTCCTTAAAACTTCTTGGATAGCGTTCAACATACCTCTATCCATATTGATAAACTCACTAGGCGCAATTCCTGTATGAACAGATAGCTGGGCTATTCTGTAAGTATAGGAATCACGCGTTAGCCATTTGGGGAATCATCACCAAGAACTTCAACAGCCTTCAAAGTGCTTAGGAACTTATCCCCAAATGGAAATACGTCTGGCGCATCTGCTCTACGCAGACACTCCCAAGCAAGCCAATAAATATCGCTCTGCTTTTGATCTTCTCTGAAAGCCTTGTAAAAGCCTTTCTTAGCATATTGCTCAAAAGCATATTCAATAGCAGGTGTTATCTCATGGATACTTTCCGTGCCATCTGCCCTTACAACTTTAAGACTTGCCATTTTTGCCCCTTTGTTAAATTAGAACGTGCCTGTGGTTGCTACTGTTACCTTGGAATTAAGCGTAAAGGTAATGTCTTGAGTTCCAATATCGCCTACGCCACCATTGATAGGTGTTAGGTTGTTTACTAGAATATCAAAAGTATACAACGGATTAGTTGCGCTTACAGCAGGTGTTTTTTCCTGAACCATCTTAACGGCAACAGTTGTTCCAAATGCGCTGTTAAGTGTCTGCAATACTTGTGAAGTTGCTGTGTCGTTTAGGAAGGATACAGTTAGAGTTCCTGATTCCAAGCCTTTAACAAACTTGTGTGCAGTATCTCCCATCGCTGTTACTTCTAATTCGTCAGCAGCGTAGTTAAGAGTTACTGAAGTTACGTGGTCGCTCAGATCAACAGCATTAATCTTTAGACCAACAGTATTATTCAAAAATACAGCCATGTTAGCTTATTCCTCGTCTTTCTTAGTTGTTGGTTTTGGTGCTTTTTCGCTTAGCTCTACTTGGCCAATTTTGGCAAGGAAAGCCTCGCGTTCTTTGTCTACATCAGCCATGTTTTAGCTCCAATCGGATAGAACGCTGATTGATACTTCACCGGATAGCAGATCGCCTGCTGTTCCGGTTAAGACCGCCGGGGCGCTGAAAGTGCCAATTGAGTATGCAATTGATGATGCTTCCAGCTTGTTTACTATATTCAGGTAATAATCTTCAATGTTAATTAAGTTGCCTTGGTTATCAAACATAGGTGCTAACACTATAAGTTTGAAATTGACCTTAGGCTTGATTGCTTTGTAATGGTCGTTGCTTGGCTCAATATATGGGTCATCAGGTTGCACGACAATGCTGTTAGCAAGCGGTGTGGCAGGTGGGAAGGAAAACACCTGCCACGCCGTATTATCAGTTAGCGCAGCCGCGATTGTTCCTCGTAGGGTAGAGATTGCTGACATTATCCTACTTGACCGCCCGGTGCTAAGTGATCCGCAAGTAAACCGCGAACACGTGCCATTAGTGTGTTGCCCATACGATACGGCGATGGTTGAAAATCTGGTGAAATGCCGCCAGCGTTGGAAGCTTGGCGAGCCTGCCAAATGTCAACTGCAATCATAAGTGATGCTTCTTTGACTTCAGCTAAAGTTGCGTAATCTATTGCTTGCGTTCCATAAACGCGACCCCAAGGCGCTATTGTGTGATAAGCGCGTGTTGTGATTTGAGCCTGGACAAACTCTAGCCAAATGCCATTTGTCTTTGTGATTGTGTGGCTGCCATTAAAATGTTGACGGACATTCTCAACAGTAATCGTATCGCCTACGACAAATTGATCTGCGTTTTCATAAATATAAATGCGCCCAGTTGTGCCAGTTGCTTCAATCGCATAAACGGATTGGGTGTTATACCACAACTTGCTTTTGACAATGTTTTCAGCAGCTTGACAGCATTCTTCTACTATTGCTGAGCTATACAATGCACCAATTCCAAGTGCGCTACGCAACCCGGCTTCGGTAACAAATGTCGCTGCCATGCTTTTTCCTTTCTAATGTTAGCCCCGGCGCAAGGGCTGTGCGCCGGGGTAACTCGTATTACTTACCTATCAGGTTAGGTTAAAGCGGCGAACGCCACCGGCAACAAGAACACCACAGGCTAGATAGCCATAGAGTGATGTTTCAATTTCGCCTGAAACTGGAACGTTCGTGCTTAGTCGTAGAACTGGTGATTCGTAAATTGCAACAGATGATGGAACTACAATAAATGCAGACTCATCAATGTTTGTTGCTACTGCATTTGGATCAACGTAAAGGTCAAGACCTAGAACGTTACCGCGTAGTGAAGATGGGTTTGCTGATCCACCTGCATTGAATGGCTGTGAAGCAGAATAGATTGGGCGGCCTGTTGAATCAGTTGCACCCATTAGCAGACCCCATT